GTCGAGCAGTTCGTCTACTGTCCACGGTGCGCCATCGGAGGGTTTTCGTCGTTGCCCTCCGCGCTCGCGTCAGGAAACGCAAGGCCCGTTGCAGAGAGCAGCGCCGCGAACACGGCCTGCCCGTTGTCGGCGGGCACCACCTCGAAGAACGCGTCTTTGTTCATGTCGCGATCCTTCGCCTCGCGCCTGCACGATAGCCACAAGAACTCGAATAAGTCGTGCAGCTTGATGCGCATGGCCGCCAAATCGGCCACCTCTAACTGCAGTTTTCGCGACGCTTCCAGAATCACCGGCGTCGTAACGCACGGCGTCCACACGCGCCCTTCGGTGTCCGTGAACGAATTACTCATACGTCCTCCCTATGAGTTGTGTTACGCGATTGTCGGCTTCGCCGCGCCCACGAGCGTCACGTTGGCCGTGACAGCGCCGTCAAGCGGCTCGTTGCGCGTGAACGACGTGACGTAGACTGTGCCGCTGACGCTGTGGCCCAGGTAGTCGGCAATCGTCGCGGTGAGATTGGAGCCTGCGGTGAATGCGTTTTCCAACGAATCCCATACGATGTCACCTGATACGGCGAGCAGTTCGAACTCAGCGCCCCACTCGCGCAGGCCCGCGCGGCGGGCGCGCCAGCCGTCGTCAGCGCGCGTGGTGATGTCCACTTCGCTTGCCGTCAGAGAGAGCGTGAGATCGCGAATGCGCGTGACTTCACTGCCGATTGTAAGCGTGCCTTCATGGCCCAAGATTGACATGGTGTTCCACTCCTGTAATCGTTGCTGTGCGCGTTGTACTCAGCTCCGGCTGACGAGTGGACGTACCGGCTCGGCAGTGGTGGCGTTGGAAAACGCCGCGCGTCTTTAACTGTCGCTATTCGATGTGTATCACCCGGACTTGCACCGGGATTGTGTATTCTGGAAATCCGTCTTCATCGAGATCATATTGAGGCGCTTCCACCTCTACGCCTACTTCCTCCCAGCCATCTATGCTTAGGTGCTTGCGATCCAGCGCGAGCACGATGTCCCACGCCAACGCGTGCAATGACTTGTCCGTGTATACCTTGTCGCCCAGTAGGTGGATATCAATGTCTACCTCCCAGCCGCGACGGCCTCTGTCAACGTAGCGCGAGCCGCCACGCTGGCGAATGAATGCGCACGGGAAATGCACGCCCTCGGGAATCTCCGTCAGGAAAATAGCTGGCATTTCCACCGTGGTGCCGAAATCGCATGTGGCGAATCTGTTGCGTACATCAGAATCACTCCACAAAAGCTGCTGTATCGCTGCCGTGATCATGTGCGCACCTTCAAGCGTTTAAAGAACTGTGGAAAGTCTTTTTGTACTTTCTCTAGAGCGGGCCGCAGGTAAGGCCGTTCGGGATAGACGGCAGGCTTTTTACCGCCACGACGCCCGCCGAACTCATGCAACTTCGCAACGAAATGCCGCGTGCCGATTCGCGCGGAAGTCTTGTCCGCATAGAGAATCTTGATTGTCCTCGGCAGGCTGCGCTTTTCGCTCTGCGAGTGTGTGTGCGGCGGCGTACCTGGCGCGCTCGAATCCTTTTTCTTTTTCACATACTTGATGCTCCTCGCTGACTGTTTGCGTACCGCCTCTGCCGCCTTCTCTATCGGTTCCTGCAGCGCACGCACGATGGCGTCGTGCAGTTGTTTCGTGCGATCCACAATCACCATCTTCATGGTGATTGGCTCTTTGGTGAAGCGCCCGTGCGCGTCTCTCGCTTGATTCTTTCTCATCGCATCACCGGCGCGCGCACGGCCTCAAGCTTCGCGCGTTTGTACGGCTCGTTGCCGATGTGCGTTACCTGGACGACGCGGTACCACTGCAGCGCACGCTCCGTCGCGTTGAACGCGTGCATGCCGCCGTACGGCACAGGAAACGACGGCGTACCGCTGGCATGCACCGTGCGCGCCGTCGTGACGCTTATCGCAAGCGCCTCGAATGCTGGCATGCCTTCGCCATATACGATTCGGTATGTAGCGCCGCCCGCCGTCAGCGCCGGGAATGTAATCGTGCCGCTGGCGCTAATGGTGCGGCCGGCCGCGCCCTCTGCGAGTGCAGCGGCAAACGTGACGTCGCCTGTGCCGGTGTAGAAACGCTGGCCGCTGCTGCTAGACGTTAGCGCCGGGAACTCAGACGCGCCCGTGGCCGTGACTTTACGTTTGGCTGCGCCTACGGTTGCCAGCGCACCGAATGTTGCCGCGCCCGCAATGCGCCTGCTGGTGCCGGCGCCAGCAGCCGTGAGCGCTCGAAACGTCATTGTGCCCGTGGCCGTGCGCAGGCGGTATACCGTGGCCCCGCCGCTGGCACGCGCGGCCGGCAATGTGCCTGCGCCCGAGCCTGTGCGCTTGTAGTAGAGTTTCGCAGCGCCATTCGCACGAGCTGCTGGCAACGTGCCCGCGCCGGTGGCCGTGCGCTTTGGATACAGCTTCGCCTTGCCACTCGCGCGCGCGGCCGGCAACGTGGGCGTGCCGCTGCCCGCGTGCTTATCGTAGTCCAGGCTGTAGCCCTGGGCGCGCGCCTTAGGCAACGTCGGCGCGCCGGTGGCCGTGATTGTCTTCGCCGCCACCATATCCGCTTCGAGCGCAGGGAATGACGGCGTGCCGGTGGCCTTAACTTTGCGCTTCGCCGCGCCAGCGGCGATAGCCGCAGGGAACGTAGCAGCGCCGGTGGCCGTATCCTTAATGATTTGGCCGCCATCAGCTTCGAGCAGCGGGAACGTCGCAACGCCAGCGCCGCGTATAGGCCGGATGGCTATGCCGATCGCAGTCAGCAGCGGGAACTCAGGAGCGCCGACGGCGTGCTTGGGATTTACATGGACTGTGCCGTAGGCCGCGAGCAGCGGAAAGTCAACTTCGCCCGGGCCGAAGAACCAGTGAGGCGTAGCAACGCCGTCTGGACGCAGCGCAGGGAATGACGGCTCGCCTTCGCATGTGTGCGATAGCACGACGGCGCCTTCGCTGGCGAGCAGCGGAAACTCGGGTGCACCGATGACGCCCTTGTATGGCGTGTCCACGTCGGCGTCACATGCGAGCAGCGGGAACGTAGCAGCGCCGGTGGCCGCGACGTAGGAATGGTAGCCAAAATCCAAGTCTTTGAACTGGGCGCTGTATGTATTAGTGTTATAGGAAATGTAGTTTGAGTTCGCGCCGTGCAGGTACCGGAAATCCTGCTTCGGGTAGTGCAATCCGAGGCTGAGCGTCGCCACGAGACTTGTGCGCCCGGGATCGCTGTAGATATAGGCGGACAGCAAGCCGTACGTGCCCACACTCTCGTTGCGCGTGATTGTGTAGTAGTAGTCCGTGTTGTCGGCGACCAACGCCGACGACGATTGATAGAGCGTGCCCGCGTTGCATTCGGTGAGGCATATGCGCCAGGTGCCCGAATTGTTTCCTTCGGCGCCAATCCACAGCGCATAGCCGCCGTCGGCGTCAATTTGGTAGAAATCCTGTGCCGCGTTCGATAATCCCCAAAACGCGCCGCGCCAGTAGCCCGTTGATCCGCGTATGAACTTCGCCTGCACCGTGTGCGTGAAGTTGCCGTCGAAATACGCCGCGCCTAAATCTTTGGTGAGGCGGTACTGGTAGCCGAGCTGCGCGTCGGTAATCGTGACGGTATCGGCCGTCACGCTCATGCACTCTACGCTCTCGTAGCCATCGAACGTCAGGTAGCCAACGCGCTTTGCAGCATCTCCTTCGGCAATGAGCGCAGGGAATTCGACAGCACCAGTGGCATCAACGCCGAGGTCAAAATCTTTGACAAGGAGAGTGTGCGGCTTTTCGTCGCCGTCGTAATAGCTCGCGCACGCATAAAGTGTGCGGAAATCTTCCTTTTCGTGCAGCGTGACGCTGAGCGTGTCTACGAGTACGGTGCGGGACTCGTCGCTATAGATACGGCAGAGCAGCGTGCCGTAGGTACCGGTGGATTCGTCTCTTTCAACTTCAAGCCAATACCATGTGTCATAGGACAAATCGCCATAGTCTTCGTAGCCGCTTCCTGCAATGATTTCACGGAGATATAGTTTCGGCCTGTCGTCTTCTAAGAATGCGACATATAGAAAATCGCCTTTGGCGTTCTGTACGGTCTCCGGTGAATGTGCGGCGTCTGCCGTCTCGTTCGACATACCCCAGGACGGCGCAAACCCTAAATTAGATTCGCCGTCGTTATTTATCCGAACGGCAATCTTATGCAGGAAATCGCCGGAAAAGTGATCCTCATCGTAGACACGATGCACGCTGTATTCGGCGTAGTTGTCACCTGCTACGGTGAGCAAGTTCGCCGCGACGGTAACGCGTGAGCTTGCGTCGTACTCTTTCCAGAGCGACGTATTTGTGAAGTCTTGCTTAGCCACGAATTTCTTCCGGCACCGGCTCGCCAGCTTCGATGCACGCGCGCCTCAACGCTTCTTCATAGCCGTACGCGTCGATGTCCGCCTTGCGCACGACTACGCCGCGCGCGCTGATTTTCGGTAGCGGTGTCATTTGCTGCATGTCAATCTCCATGTGCGGGCAGGTGGCGAACGCCTAACACCACCTGCCCGCGAGCCCGTTACGAAGACGGCATCGTCATCGTGAGGCTGGTGATGGATACGGTATCGCCCGCGCCGATGGTGGTCGACGTCAACTGAATTTCGCCACCGCCGCCCGTCACGCTGCAGGTGAGTTCTGCAAATTCCGTGGTGGCCGCGCCAACGAGCACGGCGTGATCCACGGTGCCGCCTGTCGCGCTTGTATCGTCCGTAATGGTTTCGGCTGTCGCAACGCCCGAGGACGCAGCGCCGAACGCCGTAGACGCGAAAGTGCAGGTAGCCACCTCCGCGTCGCCGGAAGTTTCGAACACAATGGTGCCGCTGTTGAGCAGGTCAACGAACGCGTTGCACATTGCGTTCCGTGAGACTGTGGTAAGTTGCATGTGAATCTACTCCTGTTGTTTTCTGTCGAGGCTTTTGACTCGGCTCGGGAGTGGACGTACCGGCTCACGAGTGCAGTGCGTTCGCCTGCTCTGTGTCTAGCTCACGTACGGCACCTCAATGAGATCGCCGACGCGTATGTCTTCCTCAGCGCGAAACGTCATACCCGGCTCGTTATCGTACAGTTCGAGTCCGACGAAAATCTGTGTCTTCGCGGTGTACGATTCGAGCCAGCCGCTGCCGTCAAACGCGCGTGTTGGCCTGATGTGATTGATTGCATCCTCAAGCATAAACAAGTGCTCCCATGCGGCAGTTGTCTAACAAGCGGATAATGTCGCTGCCGTAGAAGTCCCAAAACGATTTGCTGATTTTTCCTTCGCTGCTCACGAACTTTTCGGTGGCGCGCATTTCCCACCACCGGCCCACCATGAGCAGGATTGCACCGCGTATGGCGTGCGGCACCTGTATTGCGCCGCCATAGCCCGCTGTGTATACGACGCGGTAACGCTCTGCGCCCGTATCCCAGGTGGCCGATTCCACGGGCGTAATGCCCGTGCGATCCTCGTTGATGCGGTACCCGTCGCTATCCACGGTGCTGTCGTCGTATGCGTCGCTAATCGCGCTCACGCTCACGAGCGGCAGCACGCTCACACGCAACGGCGCTGTGCTGTCCATAGCCGTCACATACTCGTCGTATTCGCGCTGGCCGATGCGCACGCCGCAGTAGTGTTCAGCGAAATTCACCGCCGCGTCCAGGAGCAGCAGCAGGTGATCCGTGTCGGCCGTGCTGGCCGTGCTCAGGCCCAGGTGGAAGCGCACGTGCTCAAGCGCGATGCCCGCGCGTGGCTTCATCTTCGCGCGCCCGCTGGCCGTGAACGCCGGAAACGTGGATTTGCTTGTGCCCGTCCACGTATCTGTGTCGCTATCCGAACCAGCGGCCGTCAGCGCAGGGAATGTAATATCGCCCGTGGCGACACGGCCCACGGTGGCGGCGCCGTCGGATGTCAGCGCCGGGAACGTGGCAGCGCCGTCGGCTGTGGCCGGGCCAGCCAAGGCAGCCTCGCCGTCTGCCGTCAGCGCAGGGAATTCGATAGCGCCTATGGCGAATCGGCCAACGGTGGCCGCGCCGTCGCCGGTGAATGCAGGGAACGCTGCAGCGGCCGTAGCAATGCGCGTTGCGACGCCTGCGCCAGCGGCTTCGAGCGCTGCCAGCGTGACGATGCCCTCGGCATAGACAGTGCGCGCGCCCGCACCCGCCGCCGTGGCCGCTGCGAATGTGACGTCGCCCGTGGCGTAGCGCGTCATGACGGCC